GCAAGATAGGCATCTCATGTAAATGAAGAGATGCCAGCGATCCACGAGCAGAAGCTCGCCTGGAAGGATCGGGCAGTCGGTGAGTTGTTTGATGAGGCGAGAAACGGTCTCGGTGAATCCGATCGATGGAGCGATCAGAATACGCTCTTGTGGGATCCCCCATGCGTTGACATTGACCATTCCATCGGGAATCCTATCCTGATACAGGTAGCCTTTCGAGGCCAGCTGAAGCTGACCAGTGTACTCCTTACCCATAACTGACTCCTTTACGTTGTGTTGACAGTTGAGTTTAGACAGACGAATCGACACGTTGTCCAAGTACTACCGGACGAGCTACGACCCTACGATCGACTCCGACCAGTCGATCTTGTCGACAGACAGAGGCACCTCCATCATGATCTTTTCGCTACCTTCCATCTTGAGATCGATGGCAGGATCCGCGGGAGGCCAGACACCGATAACTCTCGCTACTCGCTGCGAGGTACCGTCGGGTGCCGTCATCACTACGTGACCGGTCTTCTTGTAATTCTTCGCAAGACCGATCTTGCCCGTCTGAGGATCGTACACCTGCTTGCGCCATCTCAGCACTGCTCCACGAGTATCGACATCTACGAAGTCCTTCATCGTGAGAGTCGCCTCATCGACGGATACCTGACCTGCCACCTTACGCTGCTCGTTTTGGTACGAGAGGGTGACAGTTTCGTTCTTCTGCTGAGGCAGAGAGAATCCTTCGAGACCCATGATGATCAGATCCTTGTCAGCTCCTGACAAAGGTATCTCGATCGAAAAGTTGTTTGCTCGCTGCGGCTCAAACGTACCTGCTTCAGCCGCGATGTGATCAGCTGCCTGTGGATTCGTAAGACCCATGTGAAGCCTCCGTTCACGCCGCAAGATCCGGCGCGTAGGTTTCGATGATCTCCTCAATGGAGATGCTGTGCACTAGATGCATGAATCGCGAGTGAGGGATCACCTTGATCCGACGCTCCCAATCCTTTGCACACATCGTCTCACCTTTGTAAGTGAGCCAGATTGTGACTGAACGGTTGAGGGTCTGATCGAGTCGGGTTGCCCATCTACAGTTACTGGGTTCGTAATCCTTGGAGTTGTCTGAACGCTCTATGCTCAAACCCGGTGGGCATTCACCCATGTCTGTGAAGAATTGTTCAAATCTTTGCCAACTCTCACAGACTTTGATCCCTTGAGCACCGTGTGAAGGATACCCAGGGTTCATAGGATCAGTACAACGAGATTGCATGTTCCTCCACGCACGGTAAGCTCTCGTATGTGACAAACCGTGCGTGAAAGTACCGTTAGCTAGACCGTAATGTACAAACTGAGCCTTCAACGACTTTGGGCAAGTTTCTCCAAAGGCCTCACGATACTCAGCTAACGTGAGTCCGTGGGTACGAAGATGTGTATGTGTAATCCATCGCATCTCCATCCCACAGTACTGACATACAATCATGCAGTTAACTCCTGGAAGTTCGTTGACTGAGCAGTCAGTACGAACTGAATCTCGATGATCTCGGATGACTTGGTAGGCTTGATGAAGAGCTTGCCGATCATCTTGTTCTGCTCAGCGACATCCGCAGGCGTCGTAGTCTCGTCCGCGATAATCTTGTACTCGCGGATACCTCTGTTGGTGAGGATGTGCTTGAGAACAGGTTCGACTAGCTGCTTGAACTCACGCCACAACACTTCGTCGTTCGGATCGAAGACAAGCTGACGGCAGGTCTTCTCGATTGCCGACTTCGCAAAAAGCAGCATGCGTCGGACATTGACACGGTCAAGCGCAGTCGACGCTCGCTGCAATGTCTTCTGACCGAAGACATGGATCCCATAACCAACGAAGTTGGTAACTGGATTGACGTTCGAGCCAGGCCCATTGAGCGAGTCACGATCGTCCTGATCGGGCGAGTAGCGGAGATCGGTGAGACCCTTGCACTTTCCTCGCTTGAAGCCAGCCGGAGCGAACCAGGGGTACTGCTGGTTGTCGTTCTGAGTGTACACAGCAGCGATGCTACCGGATGGAGCGATCCATACGTCGAGATCATGATACTCGTCGTAAACTTCACCCCATGGCCAGTATAGAGCACCGTAGCTCGAATTGAGAGCCGTCGTCCTGATATTGGTACCGTTGTGAAAGTCGAGAATCTCTTGTACTGTGTCAACCGTAGGAAAGTCAGGAGGATCGATAACAGCGATACAGTCACCTCGAGCTTCAGCCAACGCAATCAGAGCATCCTGGACATTCTGACTGGTTTGTCCTGGGCATGCTATGATATTAGCATCGTACTGCTCTTTGTTCTTGAACGCCTTGAGTCCAGTCTTGAGAGTATCGTTGCCGATGAAGTCCGCGTCGACGATACTCGTGATACCGTCGAGACCTCCACTCACTGCCATCTGAGCACCAACGACAGGTTCAGTCGCATTGGTCTGAGCTGTCGCTGAGAAGTACGCGCTGCTGTCAGTCATACCAGCTACAACTGTGGACAGACTGAGATTGTACACAGTCTCAAGTACGAAATTGTTAGTCGAGTCGCGTACTTCGAGATTGAAGTTGATAGGAGCGCCAGCGTTGCGACGAGCACAAACATAGTCGCCTTTACACCAAGTACCCTTGGTAAGTCCCTGAAGCTTGACTGCGCCTCGCCACACGCTGAACGCAAGGCTGGAAGTCGAGCCACCTGGCCATGCTGCTGCGTTGACTAGCAGAATGGTCTCGACTGAACCGCCCTTGAGACCTGTGATCAGATAGTGACCATTGTTGGTCGTGGTAACCAGATCGGCGACGACAAGAATGTCGCCTGCTTGGACCTTGTGCGAGTTGAACTTTGCTGACGCAGAACTGAACTCGCCTGCAGTCGCAGTAGCGCCGTCAGCAGCAGACGCGACGTTAGAGTAGACAGTGTAAGTCAGTCCGGTCAATGCACCACGAGGCCAATCGCGATCGACTGTGAGTTGAGTCGCAGAATCCACACTTGCGACTCGATACATGCCATTATCAGCAGGTGTACTCGTATCAGCGACCTTCACGTAGTCGCCAGCAGTCACCTGAGTCGTAAAGGATGCTGAAGCTGACGTGAGAGTACGTGAGCTTGACGTACTCGTAGCACCGTCATCCTTGGACTCTCGCTTTGACGTCCACACCGTAAACGTTTGACTCGTCAGCGAGCCTACTGGCCAGTTGCGACATACAGTCAGAACGGTCGTAGCAACGATCGTGATAGTGTAAAAGCCAGCGTCGGCTCCACCGACCAATTCGACGACATCGCCGACCAAAACACCTGATGCAGGGAAGTCCGCGCCTGCTGAAGTCAGCGTCTTCGTACCAGGAATCGATGTCACTCCGTCAGTACGGGTAACCATCGATTGATCAGTACCACCTGGTAACGACTGACCTGCGTACTGCGCAGGTACTGCCGCGGATTCAACGCGATTGATCCAAAGCTTATTGCCCTGGCGTAGATACTCGCGTGCCGCAAACCATCCCTGGCATGCTGACGCGCTGACAGTAGGATCAATGGGCACGCCAAAGAGGTCGAGCAACCGATTCAAGTTTGTCACCAGAGTCGGTGTGCCGATCGGTCCTTTGTTGAACACATGCGCCATAGCGAAGACGGTATTGGACGCCGTCTCCACGAAGAGAGATAAATCGATCTCTCTCGCGTACGCGCCTGCCGATACGAATGCCATCGGTTACTCCTCCTGGTTGGAAACGGCGCCTCGACCGTCTTCGTTTAGCAGTTCCTCCTCGAGCCTCGCGATTTCTTCAGGAGTCATGTCGACTTCCTTGAGAATCGAGGGAGCTACAGGAGGCGTTAGCTGTCTGATTGTGACGTAGCCCTTACGTTCGAGAGTAAGTAGCTCTGGAGAGATCTGCTCATCTTTGCATACGATGCATGCATCGACGAGCAAGTTATGATGCTCTGAAAGGATGCCTTGCTTCAGTACGATTACGATAGGTTCGTGCCACTTACCCGTGTGAACGATTTCTTTCATGTTATCCTCAAGCTGACAAATCGGTGAAATAGGTGATCGAAACTTGCTCGCCAGCATCTGGAGGAGCACTGAATGTGATCGAGTACGCTCCACTAGTGTAGGTTAGTGACCCGCTCAGCACTCTAGTACCCACCCAACTGCCAGAACCGTTATCCGCTACGATCTCTGCAGTGCCTGCAATGACCGTCTGAATGATTGGAGTATGCTTTAATACTGGAGGACGCAGCAACGTGCCTGAGAATGTTACTTGTACACCGTTACCTATTCCGAGCACTTCAAGCGGAGGCAGAAATGTACGATCATAAAGTAGCGAGGTCTGCTCGTAATCGTAGATATCAATCTCGAGACGCTTGACTACGTATGGTACATCAAATGTGTCAGGAAAGAACCACCCCTCGACACGGAGTGGTACTGTCTTACGGATCTTGCGTTCACCCTCGCCAGGCTCCAAATCCGAGTTGTTTCTGACTGGACCGTCGAGGAATACTATAAATAACTTCCATCCCCATACATCGTTGGGACGGATGCGCATGTATGTGTACTGAGGGGAGAACGTGTCGAAGATGAATCGTTCCCACAGATTCATCTCTTTGGTAAATCGTGTCCATAGATCAAGCTGATAAGGAATGTTTACCGGTGTAGGAAACTTGCCTTTGATCAGCTGTCTTTGATCGTTAGCTGTCGAGTAAGCCCAACCTAATCGTCGAATCGGATTTGAATTGAACCGTGCAGGATCGTTGACAGGATCCAAACGTTGAAGAGAGATACGAGGTACAATCAACGTACGCTCGTTAAGCAGTTGACCCGTGCTAACTTCTGCGAAGGCTTTCCTAGCGGTAGCTACACTCAGTTGAACATTGCGACCTGGCAATAAAGGGATCATGTAATTCTGCACCCATGTCAGAATTGCTTGATCGTATAGCAGCAGTTGATCGATCAAAACGAGACCTTAGCTTTGCGCGATTTGAACGCTTGATGACGCGCACGTTCAGCTGCTCGTTTAACTTCTGCACTGTAGCGCTTTGCAAACCGAGGGTACTCTCTAGCGTACTTTGAAAGCAGAGGACGCCATAAAGGACGAGCAGGTATCGTAGCTGTACCGAATTCATGGATACGAGCGAGTACTGGAAGAGGTAGTCCTGAGGGCTCGTGAGTGACATTAGGTACCCCA